CTCCCTCTTAGAGCTAGGCTAGCTCTCGCCTTTCGGCGGTGGTAATGTGGGGTTTCTTCTGCAAAGATAGATTCCTCGCAACAGGCATTCCAGTACCTGCCCCAGAACACTGGGAAATCCTAGTTCCTGCCTACTAGTGGTCCGATCTCAGATCGCTAGGAGAAAGGGTCTCTCCATCTCGATAAGAGACTAGGTTCCATTACTTATAGGAAACCTATGGTTTTGGACAGTTTCAAAAAAGCACGCTCCCAACGTTGTAAATTGGGAAGGCATACCTTTTGACAGGACAAGTTACTAAACATACAGGATAAGCATCACCGGATAAATGACGGTAGTTAACAACTACTAACCTTCATCTGGATGGAACTTATGACCTCAGATATCACTATGGCTTAAGACTCGTGAGAGAACTTAACCTAGCAAGTCACTTATGATCTATAAGTCGAAGGGAAAGGTGATCCTAATCATCTCCTGAGTATTGACATGCTAGCGAAATGCGAATATGTTTAACGCTCTAGCCAATGCCATTGAGGCCCCCCTATAAGAAACTGTGGTCATAACACAAGCGAAACTATATAGCCGAGGCTCCTTTGGTCGGGAGTACACCTATATAGCAACGGATAGTGATCAGGACTCACATCGGTCAGGAAACCACCGTAAGGTGTACCCAACAGGTAGGATTTGAAATTCCCTACGTTGTCGAGTCTTAGGGAGGTGGGCTAGCAAGATGGGTATGGTATACCTCTACTAGTTCCTAACTCTTCCTTATAGTACTACTCACCCTTTGGGTTAAAGTAGTCGGGAGAGACAGGTCAGGTGATGGTAGTTACTTATCTATATGTTTTTGGCTTCAAAAGGGATAAGTAGTAGGAGCAGCTCAGTCTGTGAAAATGCTTATGGATTTCGGTGGATGCCGCCGGCCTACCTAGCCCACCAGGCTAAAGGAATGTTATTCATTATGATCTAAACCACCCTTAAAAACTTTCATACTAACATGATGTCATTTTGGTTCCACTTGGGATCTTACTCTGTAAGATTGACCTCAGTTAACATTCTGGCCTCTAAGTCTAGTCCAAATCTTCTGAATAAAGGCTTTAGTACATCTTCACCTCATCTTAAGGCGAATATAAATCATCCATTGGTACACTATGTAGATTGGGCCAAAGTGGCTGCTGGCTATTACGCCATAGCAGACCCCAATGATGGGGGTTCCCTACTTTACTACTCTGATCGTGAGTATAAGGTCCAACTACATGTGTCCATGTCGACATTTACTCCCTTAGTTGTTGTTGCGCGTCCCGGAGATACCAAACCCCGCAACGAAGATATCCCTAGTACTAATCCGAAAAACGGCTCACAAACCTCCCCCCACTTTGTGGGGCTCAGAATGGCCGCTCATGGTACAGTATACTCTAGGTTTAGATCTCAGTTTTGGAAGGTTTTAAAAGATGGTAACTCGGTCGAACCTACTGAGAGAAATCTCAGTAGCCTCATCGCTCAATGGGCTCACACCCTTTGGGTCTGGTGTGGGTTCCCTCCAACTGGTAAAGCATTGGGTAAGGATATCCGAGCTGCTACCGTTAAACTACGCTCTGTACTTAAGAGCCAAGGTGCCTTGGGGTTGATATTATACCTTAAAGTCTCCTATCTTGCCATTCAAAAGTTTGTGGCTAAGCAACCTCTTTCTAGTACCTATGATCTTGGTACTAGGGTTGCTCTTGCAAACGGTTTACCAAAATGGTTACCGGTTTCCGCTCGTAAAGCCATTAGGAGTGGACACAAACCTTCGATACGTTTATGGTTATCAATACTATATACGTTTAAGGCAATGAAGTCACCTAAGTCATATTCCAAAGTACAGGAGGCTGTCCAGAAAGTTATTTCGGAGCCTCTTGATCTGTCTTCTGATATGATTAGTAAGACCTTAGGAGATTACAAGGAGTTCCTTACTACTACATTTATTCCCCTCCTAGGGGGTCGCCGACCACTACCAACTGTAAAAGAAGGTACAAAAGCAGTTGCTTCTCCCTTCTTCGCTGCTGGTAGCAATGGTTCTGTCTCTGTACTAAGTGCAGGTGTTGATGCCTGTACTTGGTGGACATATGCCTTCCCTAAGGAAAGTGGACTCTCGTCTGAGATCCACCCTCTCCCAGGGGATACAGAGAGATTATATAATTATCTAGTCGATATTATGTATCTCAATGATGACACGGCGAAATCTGGTTTACATGACTTAATGGACCAGATGAAACAGGAGTCTAATTGGAGTAGTTATACCTACCAACGAAACCACAGTCGCAATGGGCGCCCCCCATGTCTGGGGAGAATCCATGCGCTCTTTGAGGCTGCCGGTAAGATACGCCTTATAGGTATATTGGACTACTGGACTCAGCGTGCCTTAAAACCTCTCCATGATGATCTCTTTGAAGTCTTAAAGGATCTACCATGGGACGGTACATTTAATCAGGATAGATTATTTGCCCGCCTTAAAAAGGCTCATATGACTTTGGGCTCTAATACATCCTCTCTGGATATCTCATCAGCTACGGATATTATTCCTAAAGAGCTGTATGAGGTATTTCTAGATGAGTTGTATTATCCTCCAAAAGCTGAGGTTAACCCATGGACCAATTCTATCATTACCCCAAGTTTTGGTCGTGCGGTTATCGGGTTGATGACTGACCGAGATTTCCTCGTGCCATTCGAAACAACGGGTAAAATCCGAGATACAAAAGATGGCATAAGTATCGATCAGTATACTTATGAGGATCTCTCTGCTCAAGGTATATATACCGCATATTTCAGTCGAAATAATGTGGCATATAAAACTCCTTGGCCAGCCATCAGATACCGTCGGGGACAGCCAATGGGTGCATATGCATCATTTGCTCTCTTGGCCCTCTGGCATCATAGCTGGATCCACTTTTCTGCTTACCGTGTCGGAATGCAGATTGCTTCTTTTGATGAGATCTCTTCTTCTGAAGGGCCTAAGGGCCTACCAGTTGATTCGGTCACGTACGGTGTAGTTGGGGATGATTCGGCTATTGTCGAATTCAATCCTTCCTCTACAGTCGCAACTGAGTACCTTGATTTGTGTGCCAAGTTCGGCATTACTATCAAACTCAGTAAATCGTTTCCCTCATGTAGAGCCTTAAGCTTTCTTTCTCGCTTCGCGAGTGATTCAGCCGAACTCTCGCCCGCATCCTTTAAGGAGGAGCTACATGTTGATTCCTTCAGTGCTCGTGCCAATTTTGTTTGCAAACTTATTGGTCGTGGCTGGCTGGAGGGGTATCGGAATTCGATTTCGGGACTCATCAGAATGAGTATGGACCACTATACATACATGCTCCGGGTCTTACCCTTTAGACACTTCAATAGAATCCCTTCTATTGGGTATCGAGCATTGATGGCACTCCTTGGACCATCCTCTCCTATTGTCGAAGTTTCCTTCGACAAAGGTCAGATAGGTCGCAGAGAGTTACTTCATATTTGGTTAGCCCTTGCACAGGGTAAAAAACCAATACGAGCCAATTTTGAAGATGGTTCAAACTTTGTGTTTGACACACCTCCTGCTCTAAGTGTTAGTAGCATGTTATTGTCTGATCTATACCTTAGACTTAAGAATTTAATCTCTAAGGTGTTAGATCACAATTGCATAGGAAACCGCCATCTGATGTTAAATGCACCAGAACTGTGGTTCAATAGGTTAACTCCTGCACAAAGCAGATTAACCTCGTGGAAACATATCTCTAGTGAAGACCGCGCCTTGATCCCTTATAAATATATGAGGGATGGTTGGTTTACAGGGTGTGACCTAGAGCTTGATACTGATATCAAGCGCCTAGAAGTCAAACTCTATAAATCTCTATCTAGGATTTCCGATGTCGGAACCCTAGATACGGCACTAGACCATATGAATTCATATATCGACTATGCTATGGGTCTCCGGAAGTTTCCTGATCTCTATACGAATTGGTTATCGAATGAGAATCGAGAGAAACGCCTTTCCAAACCCTCAATAACATGGGAGCTGATATCTAACCAATTAGCCGAAGTGGCGTTCGCCCATTGGCTATTGGTTACCCAGGAACCGACAAACTCTGTACAGACTGTGGAGTCTTACAGGGAACTCCTCTCGAAAATCGATGAGGACCTTTTACTGTCTTGATCTAGCAGTACATTGTACCATTAGATTAAGTTCCTTGTGACATCATAAGGTAACTTCCCCTGACGCATGGCTGGGGTGATCCCGTGAGGGAACCATGCCGCTGGCCACTCCGTGGCACTTGGAAGTGATAGAGTATACATCTCACTTTCTCGTAAGGAAGAATCACCGGGAATGTTCCGAGTAATTGGGCGAGGCCCTCCCATCCAAACAAGATGGTCTAAGAGTAGGTGCAACTCCTACCACTTCCC